TAGTAGTTAGAAAAACTATCTTACAACCTACCGAGTACAAAAAAACCAAAAGCCGAGAGTTAACGATAGTTAAAAACAAAATTAAAAACTTATGCGAGTTCAAGCAAGACAAATATAGAACTTTTATCTTTAACAAGGGCGATGTTAAAATGCAAGGTATTGAAATTTAAAAACAAAAGCCCGAAAGGGCTTTTTTTATGCACTATAATTAAATGTTAAATTTATGTTAAAACTTATTATATTATTTGTTTATTTAAAATCTTTTTTAACGCATTTTAAAGCGATTTAAACAACTTTGTTACTATATGGATACGTTATACATATTTCAAAAGATAATGCCCCCTGCACCCTCCTACACCCCTCCCTGCCTGTTACCGCCCTCCCCCCGTTCCCCGTATGCCGAGCAGAACGTGGGGCATGATGATGTTCGCAAAATTTTTTTGGTAATTTTTTTAAGTAAAATATTAGACCCCTTTTTCAAAAATTTTTTTCCAGAATTTTTGGGATTAAAATATTAGGGGGTTGTTTTTTAAAAAAAATTTTTTGGAAAATTTTTGGGGTTATTTTTTAAGACCTACTCTTTGGTCATCGAACACAAGTGGTTTGTAACCCATATTAACAAGTTTTAGATATAAGCCTTGGGTGGTTTGTGTTATTTCTGAATCTGATTTTATTATGTATCCTTTATTTAGGAAGTATTCGTATATATCTGTTGCTATACCCCAACCTCTGTTGTCTTCGTTTAGGTATACTAGGTTAAAAGAAATTGTTGTTGGGTTTTTGATACCCCTTAGGAAGCCTATTACGTCATCATTTACATTTAGGATAAATAATTCAAACGGTCCGCTTGATGGCAACTCATCTTTTTTTCTTATATGTACATAATGTTTATAGATTTGAAAAATGTATGTATCGGTATCTTCGTTGAATTCTGGGATTCTTACTTGGTCATCTTCTAGGTCTAGAGTTGTTAAATTTTCTAATGCTTCTTCAAAATCGGCAATATTGTTTAAATTTTCTCTAAGTAAAAATTTTATTATGTGTTTCATGTTATTTTATTATCTTTTTTTGGTTTTCATCTTCTAGATTATAGTAGTATGTATTTTCGTCACCTTTTTTAAGTACCCATCTATCTGACACTGATTCGCAGCACCATTCTTTATCATCCACCATCCAATCTGGTTTTTCTGGAAAAGGTTTTGTTACGAACGACATATCTCTCCACATTAATCTATTGTTTGGTTGTAGTGCAAAGTTTCCGTTGTCTAGTTTGATTAGGTGGGCTGCTTTGTATTGTGTTGGTTCGTTGGAGTATGGGTTGTCATACCAATCGAACGTCATTACATAGTTGCCCCATTCTTGGGTTCCATCTTTAAACACTACTTTTACTCTAGATTGTAGTAGGTAATCATATACTGTACATGTTACTTCGTATCCAAAGCAGTCCCATAGTTGAAGGTGGTCTAGTGGCATTTTGGTTGCGTCTTCTTTCCATGCTAGCATATGTATAGGGACTCTTGACCTAACAGCACCTTCTTCTGTCATTACGTGAAAGGTTAGTGCTTTGCCGCCTACGGATTGGGCTCCAAAAATAATTACATCTTGTGTACCTTCTCTTCCATCATGTTGATACATGTGTTCGATTCTCATCTTGGCATAGAAGTGTGGTATTGTAACATTTAATGTGGCCATGTATTATTTGTTTTGATTTTGGTTTTTAATGATTAGCTCTCCAAGCACTTCAAGTCTACCCACTTCTCTTTGGAATTGTGTTTGTGTCATCTCTAGAGATATTTTCTTGAATGTTTCGTTGTATTCTTTTGTTGCTTGTTCGATATCAAATTTTCCGTTGATGGCTTTTTTGTAGTAAGCTGGTTTAACGTTAAAGTGGTTATATGTAAGCATTGCGTCGCCACCTTTTTCTTTTGCGTTTGCGATTATCTTTTCGGCGCCAGCAAGTCTATTCTTTGCGAAGTCTTTATCGTCAAAGACAAAATTTTCTCTTAGAAGTTGTTTTATAATATGTTTCATTTTTTATGGTTTTAAATTATATTTATAAATATATAAAAAATTAAAATGAATACAAGCATACGCAATATACTTAGAGAGGGTCTTATTCTTGAGGTATCAAAGAAAGACATTCTTATTAACAAGATTGGATTTGATGAGGAGTCGGCTAGCATACTTGATAGACTTTGTGGTCCGTTGAGTGTTTGGATGGGGAACAAGATTATTGAGCAAGGGGTTAATGAGCATGGCACATTTCCTGATGGTGTTACACAAGCACAAAAATACAAGATGGTTTTGGATGACTTAAAGTATGATAGATACGTTAGTTCAAACCGTCAATTTATTACTTCTATTATGGACTGGATTCGTGTTGGTCTTAACGGAAACTTAGGAGAGAACAAGGCTATGTCTTTTAGAGAATTATACGATGCTTCAAACAAATGGCATGATGAATTGGAAGTTGGTTCTGGTGACATCAACTATGTTGAAGAGAATCCTATTATACTTGACTTTAGGGATGGCAACGGCAATGGGTTTTATTGGGCTGATTTGGAAACTGGTAGTTCAAAAGAGGAATGTGACCGTATGGGACATTGTGGTACCAGTGGTGCTGGTAGGATTTATTCTCTTAGACAAGTCATTCAGTTAAATGAAAAGTATAAGCTTAACAAGTCTGTATTGACTGCTGCTATTGGCACCGATGGTATTGTGTATCAAATGAAGGGTGGCAAAAATTCTAAACCTGAAGCTGTGTATCACCAATACATATATCCATTGTTATTTTTGAAGAGAGGTGATGGATATTTTATAAACGGGTTTGGTAGTGAATATGAGAGTTCTAGTGATTTTAAGTTAACTGATTTTAGTGATGATGTTATTAGGGAGATATTTGCCAAGCGTCCTGAGTTGTTTAACAAGAGAAGCCTAAAGAAGAAGCTTGTTGCCATGGGTCTTATTGACAAGTTGCCAGAAGAGTATGTTAATATTGAAATTGACACTGATAGGGTTGATAGATATATTGATGGTGATTATTCGGTTCGTACAGTAAAAGATAGTTTTGGTAATAAAAAAGAGATAGGTTTGTTTGAAACAATATTGGGTGGTGACACGTGGGATTTGTGGGACAACTATGATGCGGATTGGAAGAGTGCTTTGCAGTATCATGCTGACAGTGATAGTGAAGCTAGGATTCTTGAGATGGTAAAAGCCATGGCTGTCAAGAATGGTATTGAGATTGATGAAGATTTATCGTTGGAAGATATGATAGAAGAATATGATGAGGACCAAGAGATTATTCATGCTTTACAAAGAGCTGTTAACGATGCTGAGTCTGATGCTTATGTTGATGATATATACAAGAAGTTAAAAGAGGCTCTAGAGGAATTGGGTACTGTTGAAAAAATGGATGACGAGGGTGTTGTGTTGCGTGTCAACGTTGGTAAGTATATAGATTATTTGGAAGAGGATGTTTATGAGGAGATTTCTGATAGATGCGATGATAAATTGGAATGCATGTTTGATGAGATGATGGGTGAATGGATTGACAAGCCTGACTTCAGGTTTGATGACAGGTATTATTCACCTGATATCAACGATAGATATTTCAATGAGTTATTGCAAGAAAATCTGGATGAGATTAGGGTTGAAGAAATCAACGAGAGCAAGATTGTGATAAAAAATATTCTTAGAGAGAATTTTGCACCTAAGGTTGTCAACGAGGTTTCAAAAGAAACTTATTTAAGAATAAAACGTCTTTATCCTAAATCTAGGCTTATCATGTCGCATGAACCTGAGATTAACTTTAGAGAGAAACCTAATCAAGAATTAGAGTTTAAACCTAACGGTTTGTGGTATGGTATTGGCACCGCTTGGATTGACTATACTAGAGATACGTTTCCACATAGGGAGCAAGAGCATATGTTTAAGATAGATGTCGATGAATCTCAGATGAAGATAATCAGAACTCTTGAAGACATGGAAGAGTTTGAAAAAGAGTATGGTGTTAAGCAACCAAATTCTTATTACACATATATTGATTATGTAAGGGTTGCTCAAGATTATGGTGGTATAGAGATTGCTCCGTATCTTGGTGCTGCTTATGGGAAGCATTTATGGTATAATTCATGGGATTTGGCTTCTGGTTGTATTTGGAGGAAAGGTGTTATAAAAAGCATAACAAAAATTAGTTAAAGATAAAAAAGGGACCTGATTGGGTCCCTTTATTTTTTTTATGGTATGAATCTTTTTCTAATTGATTCTTTTATGTCTTCTTTTTGTTTTACCATTTTGAATTCTTTTTCTATTCCAAGTCTTTTGGCGATTTCTTCTGGAGTTATATGTGAACCGTGTGTTGGTGAGCCCATGCTTTCATCAATGTCTTGGTTATACTTTGAGATTCTTGAGTTAACGTAATCTATAAGGTGGTTAACCATTTTGGATACTGTTTCGAATACGGTTACCATATTTTCTGGATTTCCGCCCCACATGATTGTATAGTTAAGACTTGTTGTTTTTAGGTCAAATCCGAACGCGTACATAAACATCCATGCTGATATTTCTGCTTGTTGTTCTATGGTTTGGTTTCCGTCATTTTGTCTTCCAACGTGAAAATCAATTTTTCCTTGCATCTTAACATATGTTTGGTGAAGGAGTTCGTGAGATATTTCGTGAGCGAATGTTTTGGTTGTTCCAACATCGTTACCTTCGTTGGCAAGGAGTGTTATATTTCCATTTCTTGAAACACCTCTTGCGCCGCCTAGGTCATCGGAGAAGTCAACTTTGATTCCGTGTTCTTGGCAGAATTCTAGAAGTCCTTTGTATATTGGTTTTACTGAATCGTCTATCATTCCTTCTTCGAACCATTTTACATCTTTAATTGCGTCTTGTGCTCCAGTAATAAAATCTTCTTTGCCTTCTATTTGTATGGTTTGTGATACGTCGTATACTGGCGCCAAGAAGAACGAGCTAGCTATCATTGTTCCTCTTAGTTTTGTTTTTAGTTTTATTTTTTCGTTAGGGCTAAGAGCGTCAACTGATGGTTTTTTGGTTGTGTTAAGAAACGCTTGTGTTATGGCTTCTTTTTTTTCTTTTGACAAATTTTGTTTTTGTCCAGATGGTTTCCATACAAACAGTGGTGTAACGTTGGGTTTAATTTCTCTATTGTAAACATCTTTCCAAATTTGTTTATTGTTTACGATTGTTGCGGTTGGCATTTGAATCCATATAAGTAGGGAGTTTGACAATGTAAAGCTGTAGCCTTGGGCTGATTTGAACTTGATAAGTTTTCCGATTGTTTCTTTGAATTGTTCGTCATCTTGAATGTTGGTCAATTGTTTTTTGAACAATATTAATTTGGCTTCAATTTGTTCTTTTTGTTGTGGTGTTATCTTAACTTCTGGGTCAATTTTTTCAACGTCAGGGTTGTTAAGAAAATTAAGTATTTCATCGATTTCAAATTCCAATTTGTTTGGTTCTTTTATTGTCTTAAGGAATTCAAACGCTGGTTTTATATTTTTTTCTATTGTTTTTTCAGGGTTTTCTTTATCCAAGAACCAAAAGAAGAATTTTTCTTTTGATTGGTATTTCATATTGTAGGTATCCATGATTTGTTTTGCAACGTTCCAATCAATAAAACCCTTAACTTTTGCAATTGGGTAAGCGCCCATCATTGCTTTTGCAAGTTTAATTTCAACTTCATTTAAGGTTTTTTTCATAATGTTTACTATTTTAACCATAAATATAATATTTATGATTAAAAGGTTTAATTTTATGAAAAATATAATAAAACAGTTGCTTAGAGAACAGTTTGTAAACGAGGCAACATATACCAACGACATCTATAAATTCTTGGACCAAGACCCTAAGCGAATGACAACTGGTACCGCGTATTATATTTCATCTATGGATAACTATATGAACAAAACACTTGTCGATAAATTTGGCAACAAGGTTCCAAATCCAATGTATGGTAAAATTTTTAAACACACTAGATTTATATTTGGATGGAGAGATACTTTTGAGAGAGCCATGAAAAGAATAAACCCTAGATATGTTGTTGGTGATAAGACTGGCAACTATAAACCTGTTGATGGTTATGATATGCTTGAGACTGGCAAGAGTGGGTTGTATTTTCCTATTGTTCCTACTGGGACTGAGTATGTTTATGTTATTTGTAACGGTCCATGTAGAGTTGCTGACAAAAGCGAAGTTAAGCAATTTTTAAAACCTTCTGATGGTTCTTATTGGTCGGCTGAGGGCAAAGCACCTTTTAGACAATTAATTGTTGATAGAGCTGTTAAAATCACTGGTGGTGGACATGAGTGGGTAAATGATAAAATAAAAGGTAAATGGCTTGGAATAGGAAATGTATAAGATGAAAAATATAGTAAAACAATTGCTTAAAGAAACGTTGGTAAACGAATTCTATGGTAAAAATGTTATTGAACCCGTAACCAAAAGATTCAACGATTCTTCAGATGATATGATAAACAAACTGGCGATTGCTTATTTGTTTAGACAATTTTTTGGTGACATCATGCAATATAAAACCAAACAGCAATTTGATAACACGTTTAACAAATGGTATGATGGGATGTTGGGTCAGTTGATTAAAACCACTTCATTTCCTGAAAACCGTGAGTTGGCCAAAAAATACTTAGACGCTTATATTAACAACATTGTTTTGTTGGGTGACAAGGCGCAGCCATTTTCTATGAAAAAGATTGAGCAAGGACTTGTAGATTTGGTTAACAACAATAGATGGATAAAAGATGAAGAAATAGGTATTGGTCCTACAATAGAAAAACCCAACCAAGAAGATGTTGTTTATGAGGATGAGAATGTTATTGTTTTGGACACCAACACCAAAGCCAAGTGTGTTATGTATGGCAAAGGGGAATCTTGGTGTATAACCAAGCCTGAATTGAATTATTACAACACATATAGACTTAGCTATGGTGCCACGCCTTATTTTGTTTTGCAAAAGAATGTCAAAGGTGACGAACAAAAATTGGTTATTATGAACTATGGTGGTTATAATGGATACGCTATTGCTGATAGGAGCAACACTGGTGAAAGAAGTGGTAATTCAAGCAATGCAATGCCATGGTATGAAATAGAGGAACAATTACCTAATTTACAAGGTCTTGAAAAGTATTTCCCATATAGAGAAATTACCGATGATGAGCGTAAATATTCTGAGTTGTTGGATAAGATTAAGGTTAATTTTATTGCGAATGATTTACAAAACTTGGTTGATAGAAGCATAAAAGGGCTTGTGGTTAACGGTTCTCAAGTAACACCAGCTGATTTTATTAGGGATTTAGCAGCCAATCAAATGTTTTTTAATTTAGACCAGTTAAAAAGCCTTAGAAAAGAAACGATGGATAGTCTTATTGAAGTTGGTTACTTTGTTAACAAGTATTACGATACGGCGTTATATGAAGAATTGTTATCACCAACTCAAATAAATCGTATCATAAAATTAAAAATAGATAGCAACAAGATAATCGATGAAGCTTTTTATAAGCACATGTCAGAAGACATGCTTAAAAAATACTTTATGTTGAGGATAGATGGTAATAACAACGGTACTGATAATAGTTATCAAGCTGGTATTAATCAATCTAAACTAAACTTAGACGAAGTGCGTTTAATTAAACAATTATTACCTGATGTTAAAATAGAGACAAATAGATATGATTTTACCAACGAGTTTGATTTATCTACAGCTATTTATGCTGACCCTAGTATAATAACCAATCCAGAAGTTAAAGAAAATTTAGATAAATTTTCTAAATATCAAATAACCATACTAATTGATTCGAATCCTGATTTAGCAAAATACCTAGTTAAATTAGAAAATTTTAAAGAAATACCAACATGGCAATTATCTAATTTATTGGAAAGAAGACCAAAGATTTATAAAGTAATTCTAGACAATTTATCAGGTGAAAGAAAAGAAGAACTTTTAGACAGATTAAAATTTACTACTTTGCTTCCTTTCTTAATCAGAGATAAATACCTTAAAATAGATTCTGAAGAAGAGTATAAAAGTGTTAGGTATACAATTTTATATGATACCAAAAGCAAAGCTTTTGTTTATGACCCACAGTTGTTAAGATTTGTTAACAGTCCTTATGACCTTGAAAAAATTTTAGTTCAACAACCAACGTTGAGTAAATATTTGGGTGATAAAATAAACAGCATGACTGATTATGATTTAAAGGATATCATACAAAAAAATCCAAAAATGTTAAAGTATATTTCTGATGAACGTATTGATAAGATGGGTGAGTATAGAATATACAATATGATATATGGTAAACCAATCCTAGCGCGCCAATTGTATAATAAGATTGGTATGAATTATATAATTGATTTGATGAGAAACGTACCGAAAGTAATTCAATACTTACCTGATTCTGTACTTAGACAGTTGGAAAAGTATGATATGATAAGTCTTTTATATAAAAAAGAGTTATACCCATATTTGGAACCAATAATTGACAAGTATATGCCAGATGATAAAGATTTTATCTTGGATAGAATATAAATACATGCTCACTTTTGTGAGCATTTTTATTTGCAACAATAAAAATTAAATAGTATATTTGCATGTATAACTAAAAAACACATATTATATGGGAAGACAAATAAACAAGGAAAAAGTTCTTGAAGAAAAAGGTGAGTTAAAACAATATACTTTGTTCAAAGAAACTAAATCGGATAAATTGGAATGGTTGTTAGACGCTTACAAACAAGACCCGTACAAGGCTCGTGTGTTGTTTTTTAATAGCCGTCCAGATTGTTCTATTGAACGCGATGTTTGTTTTGAAAGAACAGATGGTAGTTTTGAAATTTGCTGTTTTAGAAGAACATTTAGTATGACTAAAACCAATCGAATTTATTCTAGGGAAAAAAAGGTTAAGTCTTTGATTTACAAGAATAAAAAATTATATTTTAAAAACGGCACTAGTCTTAAGCATGCAATGTATAGTGACATTAGTTGTCATTTTAGTTTTGCTAACGATTTTTTGCAAGAGAGGTTTGCGTGGCTTAGAAACATAAAAGAGAATAAATATTGTCACAATATTTCTTTATCATCTGTTATAACTTATAAATTATTCAACGCTGATAAAGTGTTGAAACACTTGTATAAAGTTCCCACAGCTGTTATAAAGGTGTTGACTGAAGACTACAACCAAATTAATCAAGGTTATGGGTCTAATGGTTATATTTCAAAATTCGATTGGAAACGAATTAGCCCATTTTTGACAAACGTTGAAAATTTGAAAGTTACCCATTTTAAAAACCATTTATTTAGAGATGCTATTGAAATGGCTATTAAATTGGATAGAAAGATAAACTGTTCATGGTCTGATAAAAGACTTAAACTTGAACATGATACTTGGGCCAAAGAGCTAAGAAAAATAATGCTTGAGTTTGAACCAATTATTCAATTAAACCCTCACAAAATATTTGAAGATTTCGAACAGTTTACTGGGTACAACATGCTTAGAACCAATCACGAACTTATTGAAGAAGGTCATAAACAAGACCATTGTGTTGCTGGTTATGGTAGTTCAATTGCCAGTGGTTATTCTGGTATTTACCAAGTTAGCGGATACACACTAGAAGTTAGTTATAGAGTAGATTATTATGACAAAAGCAATCCAAATAAGAAAAAATTAAATTACGCTCAACTTAGAGGTTTAAGAAATTGCTCAGCACCAAAAGAGTTAGATGACACTGTTAAAAGTTATATCACAGCATTTAACAACAAATATAATTTTGATGAATATGAAAATTACTTAAAAACGAATAAAATCGTTAGAAGTGAATATGTAAATGAATTACCGTTTTAAAATAACAAAGGGACCGTGTGGTCCCTTTTTTTATGCGTTTTCTTGTATTGACATTATCTGGTCGTATGACTTAGAATTTATATCATTTAGGACTTCCATATACGGTGTTCTTCTAAGCACTTTAAATACTAAATTTTCTAGTGAAAACTCACCACCACTTTCAAGGCCGCTCTTTCTATATTTTTTTATTTTATCTTTAAGTTCTTGTGATTTGTCAAGCGCTTTTTGATAGTCACCTTCGGCGTATGCTTTTTTAACATCTTTTAGTTTGTCGAAAAAAGATAGCGCTTTCTTTTTTATGATGTTTCTATTTATTTTAAATTTTTCTTTTTCTGGTTTAAGGAGCCATTTATTTTTTTTGATAGAATATACCGCGTTAGCTGAAAGAGTCTCTTTAATGTCCTGTAAATACAATTCTACGTCATATCCTTTGATGGTTATGTTATGGTTTTTATTCCAAAGGTTTTTATAGGAGTCAAATAGTTGTTTAACAAATTCTTCTTTTGCGTCTATGGTTTCAAAATCAACTATAACATGCATGTCAACATCTGAAAATTTAGACCAATTATAGTTGGCTAGGCTACCAGTGAATATCACATCTTTTATTACAAGATTTTCTGGGCTGTTTAGACCATCAAAAAATTCTTCAGCTATAAGCATTAGTTGGTCACGTATATCGCTTTTAAGCACCTCTCTATCCCAGAATTCTGGGTTTAGTGATGGTTTAAGTTGAAAGCTATCCAACACTTCTTTGGGGATTCTTAAGTCTTGCGAAATTGTCGAATCCAATGCATTGGCTGCCTCATCCAATTCATCAATTTTTTCTGATGCTGGGGTAAGGTTATAGTTTTCTATGATGATATTTTTTTTGAAAAATAATTTCATTTAATGTGGATTTAATCATAAATATTTAGTATTATGGTAAAAATGTAAAATATGACTGAAAATTATATCATTGACGAAAAAAATTATTGTGGCAATTGTCCTGAATGCAACGCATCGTGGGATAAAGGTGAAGCAATAAAACTTGTACCTGAAGAGACAGCAACAAAAATTTATGGTTGGACACCAGAGAACCATAAACACATTAGCAAATTAATCAAAATTGAACCTACAGATTCTCAAGCATGGAATGGGATGAACACCCATTTTCAATGCCATGAGTGTCTTATTTCGTGGGATTCAGTTACTGGTAACAGAACTGAAAAATACAAGTTATTGACGGTTGATAATGATGTGATGAAAAAATTCATGGAAAGATTAAAAAAAGGGGTTTAAACCCCTTTTTTTGGTGGTCTTTTATTGGTTGATTTTTTGGGTTTAAGCACTGCGGCTATTTTAGCTTTTGGGTGAATTTTCTTTGGAGCGTTCGGGTCTTTTTTCTTTTTAACTTTTTTGTATTTTTTAACTTCGAAGATTCTTTCCGTATTTTCTTTTAATTCGATGTTATAAGGGTCTTTTGAAAGCAAGCTAAGGTCTAAACCCCATTTATGTTTTGAACGCGTCTTATGCAGTTTAAATGATTCTACGATGTGTTCTTGTATTTGTTCTCGGGTCCATTTATTAACCTTGGCCATTTGATTAAAACAATCGTTTTCTTTTCCCATAGCTATGGCTCGACCGATGTGTTTTACTTGATGACAGATTGGACACAAGCTGATAAGACCACCAAGTGTTTGTATATGGTTTTTATTATCATATTCCCATATTTCATGACATTCTACGTTGTGTTTGTAGCCTTGGTTTTTTCCAGACTCACCACATATCTCACATACGTTACCAGCGGCTTCATAAGATAGTTTTCTTATTTTATCCCATTGTTGTGTTGTCAAAGTGCTTCTTACAGATGACCACTGACACGTTTTAGGTATAAGTTCAATACTTAATTTTATTTTATTCTCACCCATTTTCTATTACTAACTTTTAATTTTTTTTCTTGAATGAATTGTTTCAATTCTAGTATTATTTTTTTGTTATATATTCGTAAATTAACGATATCGTTTTCTAATTTTAAAGATTTAACACTTAAATTACACCCATAAATTACCTCAATTCGTTCTTTCCAATTATTTAACACATCGAACCAATTTTTATGTACCCTTATAGTTATGGAATTACCATTATTAACTGTTTTAGATATATGTCCATTAGTAGTTTTGGTTTAGATTTTACGGACATGAAAGTATTTTTTAAAATCTTTTCTTTTTATTAGATAACCGTGGGTGTTGCTACCTATATCACCAGCGTTATAGAATTTTGGAAAATCATTGTTTTCTATAAGTTGTTTTAAATCCTTTGATTTAATAAACCATAATTCATTTAAGTATAAAAAATAAGTTACAAACCAATCTGCTTGTGTTACGGTAATCCCAGATGCTTTTCCTCTAGATTCAAATTCTATAAAAATGTTGCCAGTATCAAAAATTGGTGCACATTTTACATCTGTTTTAACTTCGTAAGTTATCTCTTTATCTTTATTTAACATTTTAATATCGTAACGATTATCTTTGTTTGAATCAATAAATGTTGAACCATTTTTAATTAAATATTCAGCGAGTGATTCTTCACCTTCGTTACCTAATTTTAAGTCTTCAATAAAGTTTAAATTTGCCATATGTTTTATTACAATAATAACTAAAAAATTTTATTAAATCAAGTTAAAATTTAAGGTATTGTGAAACCAATAAATTAGTTTCTTCTGAATTAAAACCAAATATAGTTTCAATTGCTGTAACCATTTCTTTTTTCAAGTAAGGTTTATCATTCTTGTTTGATAACAGGTAAGTTTTTCCATTGTCAAATAATATAGCTCTTTTAAATTTACCATCATATTTTAGTCTTTGAACTGGATAGTTTCTATTCAAATATTTTTGAATCAGCTCTAAGTCTTTTTTTGTCATCATGCTTTTTTATTATAAATATTGTTTAATATGATAATAAATCGTATCTTTGCAAAAAATAAGGATGTCAAAACTTAACAATTATATCTTATTAACTATTGCCGAAAAATCATTTGAATTGTTTAAAAAAACTAAATATTCAATGTATACAAGCTTTTGTAAAAAGATAGGTTTATCATTTGAATACAATATGTTGGATAATGGTGAAAAATTGTTATTGGTTGAGATTGTTAATGAAGTAACATTGATATACGGTCTTAAAAATGAAGACGCTGTAAAATACGTTAAAGCTTTTTTTAAGTTTGATGTTGAAGAAATTGGTGAGTACGAAAGGTATATTAGAGTTATGATTAATTCTAACCCATTTTTGTTTATTGGTAAATAGGTGTGATGTTAATGTTGCCTTTTTTGTATTCTAACTTTTTATATTCCAAAAAGTTAACTATTGTGGTTTTTATAAACTCAATTGTATAAGGTGGGCAAAATAAAAAACCAACTATTTTTACAGCATTATCAATCGCAGTTTTTTGACTTCTTTTTTGGCCGACGCAATACAAGTAAACAGCTGGGTGTTCGTCGGTTAATTCATATTTTAAAAATTTATATAAAATTCTTTCGTCTGACATTTATTTTTGGGTGTTTGAAATTATATTTATAATTATAACAATTTTTTAAAAATAAGTAAATGGCTTTAGAATTAAACCAAAGTAACGTAGATGAAACGTTAAAACAAAAAAAAGTAACAGTTTTACAATTTTCAGCTGAATGGTGTGGCCCGTGTAGAATGTTAGGACCAATTATCGATGAATTGAATGAAGATAACGTTGGTAAAGACGTAACCATCGCAAAAGTTAATGTTGAGGAAAACCAAGAATTAGCAGTAAAATATGGAGTTAGAGGTATCCCTACCGTTATCATTTTCAAAGATGGTGAAGAACAAACTAGAAAAGTTGGGGTTGCGTCAAAATCAGAATTTCAAACAATCATTGACGGGTTGTTGTAATATTAGTTTATTTGTTACGTAAAAAGGTTCGGTTTTCTGAACCTTTTTTTGTTTTACAAATATTTATAGATATGAAGACTAAATTAATAATTACGGAAACTCAATTTAATAAGGTAAAAGCAATTTTATCTGAGAATACTATGCACGCCAGAATGGTAAAAGAAATGAAAAATTTCTTAGAAGCCAACTATACACCAACGGAAAATTATGTCCGTGAAGGTGGTGAATATTTTGGAAAAACAATGTTTAAGGTTAACGCTGATGAAGAACTAGTTTCGGCTAAACAAGTATATGAGTATATGCTTTATAAATTTGGTTTAAGTGAAGTGTTTACTAAACAAGTAATCAAAGATTGGGTTTCTGGTAACATTGGTGAAGATTATATGTTATCTAAAAACGTGTCTATGCGATAATCATGGACCTAAAACCTAAAATACGAAAAGTTTTAAGAGAACACTATGGTGAATTTGAAACGTATTTAGAACATAGATACGAAGAAGTTTTAACCGAGAACTTAATTAGTGGTTCAACAAGAATAAAAGAAGCGTGGGCGACTTACAACCAAGTAGTTTTAGAATTAAAAAATAGCATACAAAACACACTTAAATTAAAAGAACTTCAATACAAATTAACCGACAATTCAAACCCAAACGATATGTGTATCGAGGTTATATTTGAGATAAAAGATACCTCACCAGAACTAAAAAGGTTGTACGAAAAAATAAAAAATTTGTACTGAATTGGTATTCAATTATTTATATAACTATTTGATTTTTAATAGTTTAACCAAACATTAATTTATTATAAAATATGTTGATAGATGGACCTAAATGAAATCTTTAAGATATTTATTAGTAAATAACATTTTTATAAATTGTAGATTGATGGAAGTTAATAATTTTTTAGTAACCACATGTCAAACTAATAAGACTAGGTTAGACAAACTATATTATGAACATATAAATTATTTATTAAATGATTTAGATGAAGAAGAAGAAATAAAATGGGAGACATATGGTTTAATAGTTGAAAGCTTACTAAAGCAAGGTCATAAAAATGTTTTAACGGAATTAAAATACAGAATGACTGATGGTGAAAACACCAACCAAATAATTTTGGATATGGTAAATAGATATTCTGATAGTGTTGATGGTATGGTATGGTTTTTAAAAAGAAGGGTTGAAGAATATTTAGAAGAAGATTTTTATAAAAAATTATTTTAATTTATTGCCTTATTAAAATAATTTTAGTATGTTTGTATGATAAATTAAAGTTATGAAAAAAGGTTTAACAGATAGGTTGGTATTTTTGGCTGAAACATTCGATGTTTTTGATTGTTCCTCTAATGAAATTGAGAAAAAAATTTCAGGGTTGGTGCAAGACAAGTATGAAGTTCAAACTATTTACTATGAAGAAAACGTAATTGCGTTAGTATCTTCTAGGGTTAACGAAAAAGAACGTATTATAAAAAAAGTTAGTATTTGTATGGATGTTTTTGCCGAGATGATTTCGGCTGACCCTACCAATAATAAAATATATGTTCAATGGATGCTTAATATGTTTTCTCGTTTTATGAAAGATGTTAAATCACAAGCTTACGGAATTCGTTTAGTTGGGGAAGATTTGCCTCAAGCTGAAACATATTTACAGATTTTTGAAGATAATAAGAGAAAGAAAAAATTTAAAGAATTGTGTGTTGGTAGTTACTCATTAAAAGGTGTAAACGACCCAACAGATATCAACCAATACAAGTCTTTGTCACAATTATTTGATGCGGTTGACCCGTTCATTGAAAAAGACCCTAGTGTAATTGAAAGAACTATTATGAAATTTGCAGATTTAGGAAAAGCATACATACCTGTTAAGGATAGAAAATTCACCGTTTACGTTCCGTTGACGACTGAAGCTTCTGTGGTATTTTCTAAATACGCTAACTGGTGTACTGCCAGAGAGGGTAATGGTATGTTTAAAAGTTACACTGAGAATAATAAACGACCAAATGGTGAGATTTCTAAAATATATATTATAATAAACAATAAGTTTTTTTCTGGTGAGTCTGATGAAATATTTCAAATTCATTTTGAAAGTAATCAATTAAAAGATAGAAAAAACGGTCAAAACGTTAGCATTTTTGAAAATGTTATCGCTGAGAGTGAAGGTGTTGCCAATTTTTTTAAAGAAGAATTGACAATCTTAGCTAAACAGAAAAAGACAGTAAAATCAAATCCTTATTTGGATTATTTGTTAAAATTTGGTTTTGCTGAAACGTTATTTGAATTGTTGGAAGACAATACACCGATTATTAAATTTATGGACCGTGATGTACCAATGCTACCTAACGTTTCTAAATTTAAACACTTGGACCAGATTATTATTACTGGGGCGAAATTAAAAGAAATACACCCATCAATTGGTGATTTGAGTAATTTATGTATGCTGGTATTGGCCAATAATAAACTTACGTCTTTGCCGATTGAGATTGGCAAATTAAAAAATTTAGAATTTTTAAATATCAAAGGTAATAGTATTAAAACAATACCGAATGAAATTTCTAATTTAGATAAAACTAACGGGGGGTCGTTATATCGTATAGTTGTCGATAAAGATGCTATAGGGGAGAAAAATTACAACAAACTAAAAGAGTTGCTACCAACAACAAATTTTAGTTAAAGTAAAAGGCTCCAGAAATGGGGTCTTTTTTATTATATAAAAAAAAAGTTATGAAATGGAAAAGAAACGGTAAGTTAATCGAAGAACCAATAGTAGATTACTTAGAAAAATTGTTTGATGAACAATTAGCAAACAACAGGATACTAAACGTAAGTATCGGTACAGACTCACAAAAAATAACTGGTACACTTTATAAGTTTGCTACGGTAATTGTTATTACTACTACTGAAGATTTGGGTGGTGGTGTTATTGTAGGACGTGGTGGTATGATTATTTATACAACATACAACCATGACTTTTTGAAAAAAGGAATTGAAGGTAGATTAAGAGATAAAGAACTAGTAAACGAAAGAATGGTATTTGAAGTTGGTAAATCAATTGAAGTGGCATCAGAAGTTGCTGAGTTGTTGGATTTGTATGAAATCCCATTGGCGATTCACGCTGATATTAACCCAAACCCAAAACACGAATCTAACAAAGCGTTGCAATCTGCTGTTGGTTACATCTTGGGTATGGGATATGATTTCAAAGTCAAACCAGAATCATACGCTAGTTCAAATATAGCTGACAAACTTTGTTAATAATTTTGGTAAATATTTTATCCTCAGCACAGGTTGCAACATATTTACATAAAAAGATATACTATGAAACGTTATGCATTAAAAACAAAAACAGGTGAAGTTATTAACAAAATTAGTGCGGTTGATAAAAACCACGCCGTCGAATTGTTTGCTAATATTAAAAAAATATCCGAAGAAGATTTAAAAAAAATTTTTTTAATAGATATTTTTATTAAATAAATTAGGTTTTTTGATTTATTAGCATATTTATTAGAAAATAAGATTTTATTTTAAAACTCAATAGACATGTCAAACGTTAAAAAAACTGTTAAAATCAAAGAAACTCACCTTGTTGATTTAATCGACAATATTGTTAATGAAGCTGTTGCTGTTAAAAAGCAAGAATGGATTAACGAACAAGCTAAAAAACAAAGTGCGTCAAACAAATTGATGGAAGCTAAAATTGCTAAATTAGAGAAAGCTGTAAGTAGACTTACTGAAGGTAAATAATTTAAGCCAAACAAATTAATATTAAGACTGGGGTAGATTTTTTCTGCCCTAGTCTTTTATTTTTTATACTTTTTGATATATTTATTATAAATAGTTTTATGCAAAAAGTTATCGAGAAATTAACCAAGAATAAATTACCACTTACTTCTAGTGTGCTTCGTGACGAATATATTATAGCTAGTGAAATAGCTTTTGATTGTTTGTTTGACGGTACTTCAAAATTTTACCCATGGTTAATCCCAGAATCGTTACCAAAAAATTTTAAGATAGGTGTAATAGTTGGTTCAAGTGGGTCAGGAAAATCTAGCATGTTAAAAGAATTTGGTGTTGAGGGAAACCCTATATGGGATTCAAATAAATCAATAATATCTCATTTTGAAACACCTGAGGATGGAATAGACAAACTAAGTTCGGTTGGTCTTAATTCAGTACCTTCATGGTATAAACCATATAACGTATTATCAAACGGTGAAAAATTTAGAGCTGATTTAGCTAGGAAGATTAAATCAAATGCTGTTATTGATGAATACACCAGTGTTGTTGATAGAAACGTAGCCAAAGCAGCTAGCGTATCTTTATCAAGGTATATAAAAAACAACGACATTCAAAATGTAGTATTGTCTACGTGTCATAGAGATATATTAGATTGGTTAGAACCTGATTGGGTTATAGATACAGATAGTGGTGAGCTTATCGACGGTTTTTTTTTGTCCGACCAGAAATCAAACTTGACGTATATCGCACAAACCATGATAGTTGGAGAATGTTTGGGAACCATCATTATTTAGATACTAACGTAAATAAAGCTGCTAGATTTTATTTGGGTTTATGGGATGGTGTTGTTGTTGCTTTTGGAGCGGCTATTACTATGCCAAATGGTGCAGTTAAACATGCATGGAGAGGCCATAGGACAGTTGTATTGCCAGATTTTCAAGGAATGGGTATAGGTGTTAGGTTTTCAAATATAATAGCTGAAATACACTTAAAACAAGGTCACCGATATTTTTCAAGAACTTCACACCCGCGCATGGGTGAATATAGGGAAAAATCAGTTTTATGGAAACCAACCAGCAAGAACAAAAAGTTAAGAACTGACATTAAACACGAAAAAACATATAACAATCATTTTGCGGATAATAAAAGAATATGTTATAGTCACGAATATATAGGTATAAAAAAAGGGGTTTAACACCCCTTTTATTATTTTACTATCTTAGCAATTATTTGCACAACACAAATAATATTATTTCTACCTTTTTCATATTTAACATCAACAACATCAAATTCAAATTCTGGCGCTTCAAGATTTAAAGCTGAAGCTATTTGAACCTTAGCTTTACCGATTGCTAAGTCTTTAGCTATTTCTTTGGTTGGACCATCTGTTTTAGCTATCGACGTATATGTACCGTTAGCGTTTCTGGTAACACCAACTTTATCTGATTTTTCAGTTTTAAATGGGTCTTTTGTCATTGCTTGTGCGTTTGGTGAACCAAGTGACGCTGCTGCCATACCTAACGTACCTAGAGTTTTAGCAAAGCTACCTTCTTCAATTTCTTCTCTAAGAAGTTTTTTAATTAATTTTCTTTGAGATTCTTTCAAATCTTTTTCTGCGTCTTTTTCCATTTTCTCAAGTCTGTCATAATAATCTGGGAACTCAGTGATGTGGTCCATAGCAATTTCTTTTGCTTTTTCTTTATCGTCGGTATGTTCAGATTCAATACCAACACCTTTTTTTATTTGTGCTTGTATTTTATCGACTGATACGTTGAATTTGTCAGCAATGTCTTGTAATGACATGTTATCGGATTTACCACCTTTTATTGTGTTTTTCATAGTTTAGATATAATCTTCAGGGTGAATCCTACCCCATTTTCTCATTATTATTCCAGCCAACGAATTGGCTTCATTTTCTATTGGGCTACCATCGGCACCGTCTATTTCAGTATCTGTAAGTCTTCCATCTATATTTTGTTTATGGTGTACTAATTCATGTGCAATTGAACGCATTATATCAATCTTAGCTCTATCTTTAACGTAGACTTTAACTCTATGGTCACTATTGTGATAATATGCGGTTGTTCTAAGGTCTGCTGTTTTTTCAAACGCTAGTTCAACTTTTACATCATCATCGATACCTAACAACTTTTTAGCGAAATTAACAAAATCAGACACATCCAAGACGTCTTGTTTGTCTTTGGTCATGATTGCTTCTCTAAGTAATTGTTTTATAAATCCTTTTGACATTGTCCTTGGTTTAACTATAAATATTATTTAAATTAAAAAAACCCACAAAAGTGGGTTTTTATATTATTGTTTTTTAATTTCTTTAGGTTTATTTATAATTAATGTTTCACTGTCTTTAGAATAAACAATTTTAATCGTGTCACCTTCTTCGAAGACTTCTGTAAGGATTTCATCAGCTACTAAATCTTCAACATAATGTTGAATGGCTCTATTCAAAGGTCTAGCACCGTATTCTTCATCATAACCTTGTTTAGCAATAAAGTCTAACGCTTCTTCTGAAATATTCAAATTAAACTTTAATTCAGCTAAACGTTTTTCTAAGTGTTTAATTTCAATGTTTATAATTTCTCTAATATTTTCTTTAGATAAAGAGTTAAAGATGATAGCTTCGTCAATACGGTTAAGAAATTCTGGTTTAAATTTCTTTTTCAAGGCTTTATCGATAATGGCTCTAGATTTAGATTCTTCATTAAAACTTGATGTACCAGTTTCAAAACCCATTGATTTCCCAAATGAATTAGCTTCTCTAACACCAATATTTGATGTCATAATTATAAGAGCATTTTTAAAATTAACTTTACGACCCAACCCATCAGTTAAATGACCTTCATCAAGTAATTGTAACAATAAGTTGAATACATCATCGTGAGCTTTTTCAATCTCATCAAATAAGATAACACAATGTGGTTTACGTCTAACTTTTTCAGTCAACTGACCCCCTTGGTCGTATCCAACGTAGCCTGGTGGTGGACCAACCAACCTCGACACAGAATGTTTCTCCATGTATTCAGACATGTCTACCCTAACAAGAGCTTCAGAGTCACCATATACATGTTCAGCAAGTAATTTAGCAAGAAGTGTATTGTGTGATAAAATACCATTGGTGTAATATCGTCTGTTAGAACCCTCCACTAATTCAAGGTCATACATAACTTCTTCATAACCTAAATTGGTTACTTCAATAACTTCAGATTCTGTTAGATTACCCTTGTCATCAGAAACCATAACAAAAGACCCAATTTTTAAGTCTTTAACAAACACTTCAGTTAAACCAATTGGTTCAAATGTGGTTTCATCATATTCGGTAACGAATACAATGTGATTATCAGCACATTTAAGTTCTTTACCATCACTTAATTTAAGATGATATACTTCATATGGTATTGTTTCGTGTAACGCCTCTATGTCAACAAAACCATCATCAGTTAAAACTTCATAATCACTAATTTTGGTTGTTTTGGTAATTTTCTTTAACGAATCTAATTCGTGTTTATCAAATAATAAAACATTATCTGATTTATCAACTCTTTTTTTAATTTCTTCTATTCTATTCATAACTTTCTATTTTTATTTTATTTCTACTAAAATTAAACGTATAATTTATTAATGGATGGTTAAAATCAATTTCACTAAATACATTCCTATCAATATCAATTCTAATACAAGTTTTCATAATATCTACATTACTTAATACTCGTTCTTCCATTTCATCATGTTTAGGGATAAACCTTTTATTATTTAACAAACTCCACCCACGATAACAGAATGGTTTTACTTTGTAATTATATCTTAGTTTATCATAGTCAAAAACCATTCTAACACCTCTGTTTGTTAAATAATAAAAATCCCTTGTCATATATACACAAGGTTCTACTATTCGTTCATCTTTCAATATAAAACCACTTTCCAAAATTGATTTTAATCTTTTTAAATTTGATACATTGTGATATAATTCCATATTATAATTTCATCCTATTAATTAATTGAATATATGAGTTCATATCTAATTTTTCAGATAGGTATTTTATTATTATTTCTTTATTATTATATTCTTTTGGTTTATTTAAAAATTCAAAAACTATTTCTAGAAATAAATCCTTTTCAATGTCGCTTTCTTTACAATAAACCATAAAATCACCAAATGATGGGATAAAAGTATTAATATCAGTCATATTCATATTTTTTACAAAGGTACTACTTTTTATTTAGAAAATCAATACATCTATCTATTATTTCTTCTTTATTACCCCACCTATATTCTGAATCCCATATTACCAACACTTCAAAGCCTTCTTCAATTGCAACATCTAGTTTTCTTTTATCTTTATCCCACATTTCTTGTGCTGTTATATTTTTCCTAAATGGGTGTGGGTTATCCAAACTATTATATTTCTTTGGGTTCCCATGATACATATCACCATGAAACTCAATTATTTTTTTATTTTTGACATCAGTAAAATCATATAACCAAACACCACCTTCTTTTTTCTCTAATTTGAACTCACTATTGTGTGTTGCGAAATAAACTTTATCTTTATCACTAATATCATATATTTCTAAAATTTTATAGAACAAATCTTGAGATATTTTAGAATATCCAATAACCATATTACCATTAGTTAATAACGAATTTAACCATTTATTTTGTCTTTCAGTAAAACGTTTTTTACCATCTTCTTCACCATATTTTTCAACACACTTTTCAAGACTAAAAGTAGTTTGATGTTCTGATACATTTTGTTTTGCCTCTTCTTTTGAATAACCTTTATTAATCCAATATTCTATATTGGATGGTATTAATCTTTTTTCAAAATCAACTTGTTTTGCAGCTTCAGTTTGGTTTTTTCTAATTATATCTTTTGACTCATTTTCACTATAACCTTTATTAACCCAAAAATCAATATTTGTTGGTGTTAAACAAATACGTTTTATTTCTTCTTCGCTGTAACCTTTTTCAATTAACATTTTTTTAGATTTACCATGATAAGTTTTAACACATTTAGAAGATTTTTTTTGTTGGTTAGATATTTCTAATTCAGCTTCTTCAACTGAAAAACCTTTGTTTAACCAATACTCAACACATAAACGATTTCTTTGTTTTAATTCTTTATTACGTTTACACAATTCAACTAAAGCGTCTACTTCATCCCAACCACGTTCAATCCAATATTCTAATTCACCATACTTTTTAGTTTTAAAATTATAATTTTTAACCAACCAACCGCGCATTAACGATAACGAAACAACACCCTCTTGTTCTTGTAATTTAATCATTAATGATTCCATTTCTCTTTTTATTGTTTCATTATCGTAGCGTATGTTTTTATCTAGTTTTAAAACATGGTCTTTAAAGGTTTCTAAATTTGGAAACACTTCATTTACTTCTTTAATTCCTTTACTTGTTTTTATCTTCATGATATCTATTTTATAATAAATATCATGAAGTTTTAAAAAGTTAGGACTAATTGGTGTCGGGTACGATATTTTTTATATTTATAGTTTTAATATCACCAGTTACTTTATTTCTAACAATTATTTCTGTATCACCACAAATACATTTACCAACACCAGTAGGTCCTAGGAAAATAAACGAACCAACTGGTTTGTTTTTATCTTTGATTCCAATTCTATTTCTTTTTATCGCCTTAACAACTTTAATTACAGCGTCATCTTGACCAATTACTTTTCCGCTCAACTCCTTGTCCATGTTCATAAGACGTTTACTTTCTTGGGTTGAGATTTTGTTAAGTGGGATACCAGTCATCATAGAAACAACTTCTGAAATTAGTTCAACACCAACTTCTGTAATGTTTGTATCTAAACTTTCTTGCCAATCATGTGTTGCTTTTTCAAGCTTATCGGTCACTTCTTTTTCCCTATCTCTCAACTTAGCTGCCTCTTCATATAATTGTTTTTTAACAACATCTACTTTTTGCTCGTTAATCAATCTTTTTTGTTCCTCTAAGTCTTTGATTGCTTCTGGTTTTTCAACTGAAATATTTGTAGTAGCACCAGCTTCATCTAACACATCAATAGCTTTATCTGGCATGGCTCTATCCATAATATATCTTGCAGATAATTTGACACATTCTTCGATGGCTTCTTCGGTATATTTTACTTTGTGGTGAGCTTCATACTTTTCTTTGATGTTCATCAAAATAACTTTTGTTTGTTCAAGTGTTGGTTCTTCAACAAGGACTTGTTGAAAACGTCTGGTCAATGCACCGTCTTTTTCAATATTCTCGCGATATTCATCAAGGGTTGTTGCACCAATGATTTGAATTTCTCCTCTGGCTAGAGCTGGTTTGAAGATATTTGAAGCATCCAACGAACCACTTGAATTACCAGCACCAACAATTGTATGTAATTCATCAATGAACAACACAATATCTGTATTGGTTTTACATTCTTCTAAAATAGCTTTCATTCTTTCTTCAAATTGGCCACGGTATTTAGTTCCAGCGACGATTGAAGCTAGGTCTAACATATATATTTTTTTACCAGTAAGCGTTCTAGGTGCGTTGCCGTCAGATATCAATTGTGCAAGACCTTCGACGATGGCTGTTTTACCAACTCCTGGTTCTCCAATAAGCACTGGGTTGTTTTTCTTTCTTCTAGATAAAATCTGAGATATTCTTTTAATCTCATTTTCTCTACCAACTACTGGGTCAATTTGACCATTTTCAACTGCTTTAGAAATGTCTCTACAGAAATTATCCAATACTGGTGTTTTTGTTTTTGAATCTTTGTTTTTTGGTTTTCTAAAAGATTCGTTTTCATCATTTTCATCATTATTGAAAACGCTGTTTTTGTGTTCGAATTTATCCATGTTTTTTACTGTTTTTAAAAATTTGAGGTATGTAATACCTAATTCAGTTAATAGATTAACTATCGGTAATTTTGAATCTAGAATACTTAACATCACGTGTGACGCATCTATTTTTTTATCATCTAACTTTTCACAATGTTTATCCAAGTTTTTTATAATAACTTTCATCTCATCCGAAAAAGGTAAATTTTTTCTATTGTTGTAACCAGTTCTAGGTGTTAGGTCACTTTTTCTAGTAAAATCAGATACTTTATCATATAGCTCAAAAGTATCAATGCCCATCAACACCAACGCTTGAACACATTCGTTATCGTTATCTATCATCATAGACATAATAACGTGTTCTGGTTTTATTCTATTATCGTCATGTTCTTTAGCTTCTCTTATAGCTTGATTCATAATCATTTTAACTTTTGGGTCTATAGGTTTGTCCATGTATTTAAAATCTTTTTTGCAAATATACTAATTTATTTTTAAAAAGCAATATTGATTTTTATTATTATTATTAGTATATTTGTATAAAATAAAATATGATACCCACAGCACCTAAATTTGGTAAAGTTGAATTATTGATGAAGACTGGTGGTAATTCTAGGACCTTAGAAACATTTGATGATTGTGGTCTTATGATTACTGGTGATTATATAATCGTTATTCTAGATGAAAAGGATGATATAAATAACACTCTAACTAGTACTGGTAATATTTTCAACCTAAAAGACATTGTGTCTTACAAAACTCACGCAAAATAACAATTATTTAATAAAAACGACTATGCTTTTAAAAAAACAAGAAAAAGACAACGTAACCAAGGCTATCTACGCCTCTTCTAACATTTGCGCATCAGCTTATGACAGAACATCAAAAAACCTAACAATCATCTTTAACCATGGTGGTCAATACAGATATTTAAACGTTTCTGAAACAGATTACACTCGTTTTGAGTTATCAGATAGCCAAGGGGCTGTACTTAATTCTCATATTAAAAAACACGACTTTGAGAAATTAGACAAAGTTGACCCTAGTTTAATTTTACTTGAAGTAACGGAACTTAAAGAAGCGGATAAAAAAATTAAAATTGATTATCACGCTAAAGATATGGTTGTAAAAATGCAAGCAGTAATAAACTATTACGAAACAACCGATAGTATTGACCCAGCTTTGTATACTAAAATGAAGTCAGCTATGGATGAGTATGATAAAATAACGGCTTCCGCTGGTGCCAGTGTGGTAACTGATTAATTATGTTAATTACAAACAAAACAACAATAAAGGACGTCGAAGGATGTCCTTTTATTGGTGTTGTTGACATGCCGATGTTTATGCATTGTGAAATGGATGAAGTTAGTATTTATGACCCTTTTTCATTTGAAAAACATTGTAAGGTAGTTATGAAAACTAGAACTATAGATATCAGAGTGTTTAGAGGAAACTATAGAGATTTGGTTGAAAACACTAGATGTAAAGGTGGTATGGTTTATTTTTACCCAACAATTGATGGTTATCTGGTACATAAAGGTCCAGAAGGTGAATATGTGCGTATGGCACAAGTTAAACTAACCAACTATCATTTTAACCAAAAGGTTTATGAGTCAGTTAGAAAAGTTTCTGAACCAGATGTTATTGAAATACCGCAAAAAAATTACAAATATATTTTAATTAGAAAATAATGAAAAACGAAGACTACAAAAAATTAGGTTTGCTAAACTTTGAAGGTGATGTACTTAAAGCATATCACGTTCCCATAACTAAGACTTTCTTAATTGTTGATGACCATGGTCATATTGTGGAATCATGTACCAAAAAAGAGTTGATTGAGTTTTTAGATGGAAAGAAAGAAATCACAACTAGCTACGGTAGAACCTACAATTTCAGCAAAGAGCATGAAAACGCTAAACCAAGTCAAGAAAAAATTGACGAGTATTTAAAATTACAACCAGATGCCGAATAATTTAGATAAACAATACATAGACTTATTAAAAGACATTTTAGAAAACGGTACTAAAAAAGGTGACCGTACTGGAACAGGAACAATTTCAGTATTCGGAAGACAAATACGTCACAATATGAAAGATGGTTTTCCACTTCTTACAACTAAGAAGATGCCATTCAAAACAATCGTAACAGAATTGTTATATTTTCTTAGAGGAGAAACCAGTATTGAGTTTTTAGTTAACAATAACTGTAATATTTGGAACGGTGATTTAAGTAAACACCATAATGTCAATGTTAACAAGTATAAAGAGTTATGTGATTTAGATTCAAATTTATATGAAGGCGGTGCTTTATACCCACATCAATGGAGAAATTTTGGTTCGAAAAAATACAATAGAAAAAGAATAACAACACCATTTAAAACATATTTTTTAAAAGAATCACCTAATACAAATTCAAAGGATAATAATGTAGGTAAAATATTTGATACTGAAGAGTATGGTTCATATATAGTATTAGATTCAATCAAAAAAGGTGTTAGAAATGAAACATATTATAAAATTCAGTTTGTAGAAACAAATACTGTAAAATTAATTAGAAAAGATAAATTAGGTACTAATGTTACTGACCCATATAAAGCTAGTAAAAATGGTGTTGCTTGTATGGGTGAATACAAGAAATACAATACTTTAGATATTGAAAAATTAAAAAATATTTGGAACGGTATGGTAAGTAGGTGTTATAACCCATCAAACGATAATTACCAATATTATGGTGGTAAAGGTGTTTATGTTGAAAACAGATGGTTATGTTTTGAATATTTTTTATCTGATATTAATAAAATTAAAAATTGGGATAATAAATTAAACAATTGGGATGAATATGAATTAGATAAAGATATTTATGGTGATGGGTTTAAATATGGTTTAGAATCGTGTTGTTGGGTTAGTAAATCAGATAATTTAAAAAAATCTAAAGAGAAGTTTATGTATTTAGTTAGTAATGGTACTGATAGTTATGAATTTATTAACCATGTTGATTTTATGACTAAATTTAAAGTAAATAATCAAGGTAATTTTGCTTCAATGTTAAGGGGTGATAGACCAAATTGTGAAGGTTGGTTTTTAATTAAAAAAGAAAAGATAAGTGACGGTATTGACCAAATTAAAGAATTGATTGAAACTTTAAAAACAAATCCAGATTCTAGAAGAATGTTAGTGACAGCTTGGAACCCATCACAATTACATGACTTATGTTTACCAGCTTGTCATTACGGTTTTCAAGTTTATACGAGAGAGTTAAGTTTGAATGAAAGATATGACTATGGTCTTAACGTACTTGGTTATGAAGGTTTATTAGATTATGGTCATTCACAAAATGATGATGATAAAATTTTAGAATTTTTAGATTACTGGGAAGTTCCTAAACGAGCAATCTCTTTAATGTGGAATCAACGCAGCTGCGATTTATTTTTAGGAATTCCATTCAACATTGCTTCTTATGGATTGTTATTAGAAATCATAGCTAAAGAAGTTAATATGGTTCCAGATGAATTGATTGGTAATTTAGGTGATGTTCATTTGTATTCAAATCATATTGAACAAGCAAAAGAACAGATTGGGAGAGAGATGAGTGATGAAGAGATAATTGAATACTACTATAAAAACATAGATACTAAAACTAAATGGAAAAAATTAGATAATAAGTATTTCTACTACTCAGAAGAAAATGATATGTGGTTTGAACATTCAACAAGTGATATTTACTTTGGTATGAGACCACATTGTCCTAAACGAACAAGAGAACCTTTTCCGTTACCTAAATTAGCATTTAACCCTATATTCTTAGCCAACCTAGAACATAAAGGATTTGACGAGGCGATAAACGGTCAAGTTAATTTTGAGTTAGAAAATTATCAATCACACCCAACAATTAAAGCACCGTTGTCCAACTAGCGTGATATTTATTAATAAAATATTATTATGTTTGACGCGATTAAAAATCTTAAACCAGCACATAGATTCCAAGCTTTTTTGTTTGTTGTAATCTTATCTACGTTAACTTCTATCACAACAGCTTATATGTCTACAGATGATTGTAGTGGTATGGCTAATCAGTATAACACACTTATTAAAAACTATACTGAAACGTTATCATTGAACAATCAATTGGTTGTTGATAATAACCAAAAACAAAAAGATTTTATTTTGATTAAAAAAATGCTTGATAGTTTGGCCAATATCGGTCCCGAAATCTCAAAAAAGACCACCGTAAAAAATAATAAGGTAAATCAAATTGTTTATAATGACCAAGGAAGTGGTAGTAACGGTGTAACTTTAGATACCATGGTGGTATCATCACCATTGGAAGTTAGACAAATAGATGACAATAAAATAATAACAACTGAAACCACTGTAACCAAAATAAGCGATAAACAAAAAGATATTCTCGGTAAAGTATATGAAGTCGTAAAAAAACACGAAAAATAATAAATTAAAAGCGTCCTCGGATGCTTTTTTTTGTTTTTGGTAATATTTATAAATAAAAAGAAAAACTATGCCAAGAAATAATGATGTAAATAGCATAATAGTATTAGCTCAATCACCAAATTTGACAGCACATACTTACACTAGTATTTATGGTGGCACATCTGGATGTACTGCAACAATTAATGGTGTTGTTGTTAACATTGGCGCCGCTTCTTCAATAGATATAACGATTAGAACTATTAGTAACGGAACTGGTTGTTATTTACTAGGTGAAAATAAAGATGTATATTTAGGCTCACCTAATTTATAATAATCACAAAAATAAAATAAAGAAATAAATAAAACTATGGAAAAAAATTTTAGAATCAATCCAATTGGTCTTAAAGGAAATGAAATAAATGAACGTATGAAACAACTTATGGGTGTTACACCTATTGTTGAAAATTTATCACGTTCAGCTGTTGAATTAACAAAAATTGGTCCAGATGGTAAATCATATGGTATCATAAGAGAAAACCACGAATACTATATCAAAGTATCTGACAAAACTTCAAACGTTACAGCTGAAGATTTTAAATACATTGGTGGCTTGCAGAATAAAAAACTAGAAGCTTATCCAACATATGCTAAAGCAACAAAACAATTAAATTTAAAATTTAATTCAATTTGCGAATCTTTTGGTGTTACTAATACATTCAACGTATACGTTGATGATAACTTATTGACTGAAGGTGCTGCTAAAGAAGCTACTAAACACATTACTGATACCAAAGGTACTGATTTGGGTGGTAAAGTTAAAGAAGAAGGTGGTGATAACTTAGCTAGTAAAAAAGCTATGGATGAAATGGAAGAAGTTACTCTTACTGAAGATGAATTGGCTATTGACGCGATGTTAAATGAAGAAGAGTTAGATGAAGAAGACCAAGGAGAAATTGCTATTAAAACCTACAATAAACTAAACAAAAAAGACGAAGAAGAATTAGATGAGTCTGAGTCTAAAGATAACCCATGGGCTATTTGTACTGCTAGTGTTGGTCGTGAAGACAAGAAAAAATACGAAGCATGTGTTAGAGATGTTAAAAAAGAAAAAGGTGTTAAAGAAGAACTAGTAGGTAAACAAAAAAATATTGACGCTAACAAAAATGGCAAGATTGATGGTGATGATTTTAAACTTTTAAAAAAGAAAAAAACCAACGAAAATTTTGGTGAAGAAGACACGTCAACAGATGAATTAATGGACAGATTAGACAACATGTCAGCTAAAGAATTGTTACAATTGTTAGGTGATGCTGGTAGAGATTTGAAATCTGTAATCGCTAGAAAATTATCTAGTGGTATGGGTAAAGCTAGAACAGCTTTAAATAAAATGTACCCAGAAGGTGAGGAACCAATGTCACCTAAACAAAAAAAATTCGCTGCTTTGGCTGAACCTAAAGATAAAATCACATATGCTGATAAAATTGCTGGTGCAACTAAAGACGAAGATATGACTCTTGAAGAAATCCAAGAAGCTATCTTAGATTTAAAAAAAAAACTTTAAACGAAGCTAAAAAATATAAATTAAAACTGGACAACCCCGCACCAGCAGCACCTGTTGCTCCTGCGCCTGCTCCAGCTGAACCTACAACCGAACCAGCTGATGAAGCTGGTTTTGGCGATTTTGGGGGTGAGGAAATGCCAGCTGAAGAACCTATGGGTGATATGCCAGCTGAAGAACCAGCAAATGATATGTCATTTGAAAAAGAACCTTTTGATGCTGGCGTTGAAGCTGATGAAGAAACCGACCCTAAAAAATTTATTGAACAATTGAGTGGTAAGTTAGGTCAGTCGCTTAGACAATACACCAAAGAACAAGGTCAACCAGATTTTGAGTTAGAAAAATTTGCAATCAACTCAGTAATTTCGGCAACAAATACTGCTGATATGGATGAAGAGGACAAAAACGACATTATAAAAAAAATAAATAAATCTGGAAAAGATGACACAGAAGATTTTGGTGGTGATAGCCAAAATAACCCCGACGGTGGAGATAGTTCTTTCGACGGACCCGATAACGGGAATGACGGTTCTGGTGATTTTGAGTTTTCACCTAATGAAGAACCAATCAAAGAAGGTGATTTTATGCTTGAAAAACCAAAAAAATTAAGCATTTTTGCACCTGAAGGTAGCGAAGAATTTATGGAAGAAAATAAATTAAATGAAGCTTGTTGGAAAGGTTATAAAAAAGATGGTATGAAAACCATGTTTGGTAAAAAATACCCTAATTGTGTTAAAATTAACGAGAATTTGGAAGAATCAAACAACTACATGTTTTGGCAAAATTTAAAAACAATGGTGCATGCTGCGTCTGAGCTATTAAACATGGATTATAACCAAGTTGATGCTTTGTTATCAGATGGTCATGGTTGGGCGTTGGACCACATTGCTACATCTGCTGATGACGTTGAAGAAGTTTACCATTTTGTTGAAGGTCGATTAAATGACACACACGAAGATTCTGGTGAAGAAATGGATTATTCTAAGTGGTCACAAGCAATGAAATTAAAAGAACCAGTTACTGTGTCAAAAGATTTAGCTTATCATTTAAATAACAATATGGCGTTAGGTGAATCAGTATTTAGATACGGTTCGGAAAAATTTCAAACATTGTTAAAAGAAGTTAAACAGTTACAACAAAAAGGTTTAATTGAGCTTAATGAAAATGACCAATTTATTGTTGAAGATTATGATAATGGTTTTATTATGATTGACGAAAATAAAGTCAAACTAAACACTATATTTGAAGAGTTTGAAGCGGAAACAATTAACGAAGCTGAGTATCAAGGTAAAAAAGTAGAAATAGGTAAACCTAAACGTGGTGGTTCTAAAAAATTCTATGTTTATGTTAGAAACCCTAAAACTGGTAAAGTTAAAAAAGTTTCTTTTGGTGCTCAAGGTGGTGGTGGTAACCTAGCGGTTAAATTAAGAGACCCTAAGGCAAGAAAAGCATTTTCTGATAGACATAATTGTAAAACTAAAAATGACAAAACCAAAGCTGGTTATTGGTCGTGTAGATTACCTAGATATGCTAAATTATTAGGATTGTCTGGTGGTGGTACTTGGTGGTAAAATTTAATGTATATGAAACCATATAAAGAAACAGAAAACGGAAACATTATAAGACGTACATTTTCAGACAACGTACCTGAAAGTGAGCTTGTATGGCATAGAGACCATGAGGATAGAGTTGTTTTACCGCTAAACGAAAACGATTGGATGGTTCAATTTGACAACAAATTACCAACAAAATTAAACGTTGGTGAGGAATACTTTATACCTAAAGATACTTTTCATAGGGTTATCAAGGGGTCTGGTGAATTACAAGTTGAAATTATAAAAACTGATTTTGATGAAATTATTGAGGAAGCTGAGAAGAAAGCTAAAAGAGACGCTTGTTATCACAAGGTAAGAGCTAGATATGATGTATGGCCATCAGCTTATGCATCTGGCGCTCTTGTTAAATGTCGTAAAGTTGGGGCATCTAATTGGGGTAATAGTTCAAATGAAGGTGAAGAATTTAGTTCTAAATCAATAAATGAAGACGTTTTTTTAGCTAACGCTATGCAAATTAACAATATTGTAACTAGAACACATTCAAAACAAATCTATAGTTTATTATTGGGTATGTTTCCTAACGCAAAAGAAATTATTGATTATCATTTTAATGATGAACTTGGTCAACCTTTTGCTGAATGGAGAAGGTTGATATTTGAGATTGATAACTATGTTTTGACTGGTCCAACATTTGTTAACCCACAAAAAATTGAGTTAGATGATGAGACAATGACCGACAGACAAACCAAATATGACCAATATATAAAAGACAAAGATGCTGGTAAACAAGCTATGTATTTTAGAGATAATAACGCTGACCCTAGAAATATAGATTTTAGTAAATTACCACCAGTTACTTTGATGGATACTGGTGGTGGTAATTATGAATTAGTGGATGGTGCTCATAGAATATTTTTAGCAAAAAAAGCAAATAAACAATTAAAAGCGTATATTTGGAAAAAACAAAAAAATACACACCCAAACGTTGCTAAAATTAAAGCTTTGTTTGATGGTATAGGTAATAACGTTACTGAAGAATTAACTGTGTATGAAGCTAAAAAAACAGATTTCTCAAAAGAAAAATCACAAGGTCTTCACGGATGGTTTTCCAGAAAAGGTGGTGAAGGTTCTAGCGGTTGGGTTGATTGCAACACATGTAGAAAAGACCCAGATACTGGTAGAAAGAAATGTAAACCATGTGGTAGACAAGATGGTGAGAAAAGAAAATACCCAGCATGTAGACCAACACCGTCATCTTGTGGTACAAGAGGTAAAGGTAAAAAGTGGGGTAAAAAAAGTACATCGGAAGGGTTGAATATCTCAGAAAATTTTAGTATATTTGATAAAAACTATTTAAAAATGAGATTACAAGAAACATTTAATTATGAGGAACCTTTGGTTTTACCGATGGAACCTAAAACAAAACCGAAAGAATCACCATCGATTCAACCATCAAGAAGAAATAAGCCTTTCTTACCTGAAAGAGAAACGCAACCAGACCCAAAAGCTAATGTATAATGGGGAAATTATTTTTGGTTTATGTAAACTACGTTGGTAAAGATTATAAGGGTGATTACCTTTATGAGTTTATCTTTTCTGATACAATACAAGACATAGACGGTGACGAATGGGATACTTATCCAGCATCTGGTAGACCACAACCACCACATGAATCTTTCATAAAAAAGGTTGGTCGACTTGAATCTGAATTAATGTTGGATGTAATACAAAATAGCGATACATTTGCTGTTTGGGATGCAATTGATGGTGTTGTAGCGTTGGCTTGGGAGAACATAAATGATTATGAAACATATCCTGAAAAAAGAATTTGTTTTAAATTTGGTGAAGCTTTACTAGACATTGAGGAAAAGCTATACGAAAAAGACCTAATATTGAATTATAATTTAAACAAACATGAACACAAAAAATAAAATAGTTGAAGATATGATGGGTAATCAGAAAAAAACTACAGTTACATTAAAAAAACAAGATTTAGCTAATCCTAGTATTCAAAAAAGTATTCAAGGGTTAGGCCAAAATGTTAATGTTACTGTTGTTGATGAAATGATAGAACCTCAAGATGCTGCAACAATAAAATATCTTTCAAATGTAAAAGACCCAGAGTCTGGTCAAATAGCACAACCGTTTAACATTTCTGATAAAAAGTATCAGATGGTTAGAGGGGTTACACCAAATAAAAATATTGTTTTGGGTGTTTATTGTTTTGATGAGTTAAACGAAGATGGTAGCAACATGATTTATCCCGTTGATGAATTTGAAAACAAAATAGCTAAACCAATGCTAGAAATGGAAAAATTAACAACTGAAAGTGAAAACAAATCTTCAGAACCAGAAAGTCTAAATTTAGGTGAATATAAACATTTTGTTGTAAACGAAAAAAACGGTAAGTTTAAAAAATTTAAAACAATACCAGAATTAGCAGCTACAACTATGTTAGAAGATGAAAGATACATGGGTTTACATGAATTTAAAAAATTTTTTGAGAATAGAGTGTTTGGTGCACCTAGAAGAAAAGAATTAACTGAAGTTGGTTTGACTGGTCAAGAAACTGAAGAAGAAATGACAATTAAAGCTCAAAAACTTATGGGTCTTATACAAAAAAGAATTCCATCTAACATTATTGATTCATTAAAGACAAACAAAATAGCACAAAGAGAAGTTATTGCGGCGTTTGCTGAATTAATTGGTGTTCCTAGAAATGGTTTAACTGGTCTTGTTCAAGGTATCAAAGATTTAGCTAAGACTAACACTCAACCACAACAAGCTGTGGCTGAAAATAGAATAGTAAAAACAATTAAGAAAAAAGACATTAAATAATATGAGCGATTACAGAAAAATAGCTGAACAAGCATTGTTAAAATCACAAAACAGAAACAAACCTAGATTAAATGAAGGTGTTGTTTATGGTGACAATATATCGGAAAGAATGCATCCACAGTTAGAACAAGAATTAGCTGAAAGAAAACATTCGTTAGGTAAACACCCTGCAATACCTGAGGGTGATGAAAATAATTTTGAACAAAAAATAATGGGTAAACGCTTCAGTGAAGTTGTTAACCGTTATAAACGAGCATTTGATACTGAAAACATTGATAACTCACAACTGATGATGCAAATGATGCCAATGGTTCATGAAACTATGGCGTTAGAAGCCAAGCACAAAAAAGATTTAGAAAAATTGGCTGAAAAGATGATTCGTGAAGAATATGATATGCCAGAAGATATTGTTGAAATTAAAACCAAATTATCACCTAACATTATGTTAGAGGGTACGAAAAAACACCCAAAACCTAAATCAAATGATTATCAATTTGAAAGTCATGAGGATATGGTCAACGCAAAGGGAGAGGTTTACAAAAGACGTTTTTTAAACGCAATGATTCAAGGTGCCGCAAAAAAAACAAATCACATGTTTCATATGGTTGATGATGAATTAACGAACATGGACCCTCGTTTATTGAATCGTTATTCCAAAGTTATGTCAGCTGCTGATTATATGTATTATGTTATTCCTAAAATGGATAACGGAACAAACGGTGGTGTTGTAAAAGTAACTTTCCCAACTGCTGAAAACCCTAAAGCTGTTATTGAAGCTGAAGCGATGATATTTCCAGTTCTTATCCATGAATTGGTTAAAGGTGTTATGGAGTTGCTATCCGCGCATGGTTTACCTAAAGATAAAAAATTGGGTGATTATGTGGTTGATAAGGCAGACTTTTTAGCGGCAGAGCCATGGGATATGAGAATAGGTCCAGCGCTTTGGGACCGATTTACTGATTGTGTTGACTCTGACGACTTTCATTTAAAACACCAGTTATATATGGAATTAGCGTCAATGCCAGTAAAAGAATTTAACGAAAACATGAGGGAAATACTAGCTGGTACAAACAAGGGTAAAAAAGTAGTTAAAGAAATTATGGATAGTGTTAAACAAGAACTTAAAGAAGAAGAGTTTGACAATGCTATGAATGAATTAAATACGCGAGAAGAAAAAGATTTTTATTCATTAGACGAAATTATGTTTGGTGATGATATTGAACTTGATGAGGACGATGATGTCTTTGATAGTGATGATTTATTTTAATATAGGGGCTGTTTAGCCCCTTATTTATTTCAAAACCTTTATTTTACTTGATTTCAGCATATTTATTATATAAAAGAAATAGATATGCTAACAGCACAAGAAATATTTAAAGAATATTCTAAATGTCTTATGAATCCAGTTTATGCGATTGAGACTTATTTAGAAACATTCGACAAAACGCAAGAAGGGTTTGTTCCCTTTAAATTGTTTCCTAGACAAAAGGAGATAATAAACGCATATGAAAGACACAGGTTTAATTTGGTGACAAAACCTAGACAAGCTGGTGTGTCTACTACTACAGCCGCATATATGGCAATAAAAGTTGGATGGGCCGATTCGGATAACCCAGAGAACGTATTGATTATTGCCAACAAACAAGAATTGGCTTTTGAGTTCTTGGCTAAGATTAAAGATTTTTTATCACAATTACCTAGATGGGTTTGGGGTCATGAATATTATGGTAACCCTAAAAATGAAAGTAGAACAATTTTTACCACAGATTCTAAAAAAGAAATTAAACTCCCTAACGGTAGTCGTGTTAAAGCGGTTGCAACATCTAAAGATGCATTGCGTGGATTTACACCTACATTCCTTATTATGGATGAGGCTGCGTATATTGATAACGGAGCTGAAGTATTTGGTGCCGCTCTAACGGCGTTAGGTACTGGGGGTAGAGCTACTCTTATTTCAACACCTAATGGTATGGACCCATTATATTTTAAAACATATGACCAAGCTAAAACCAAAAAAAATAATTTCAATATTATTGAAATGAAATGGTATGAGGATTTGCGTTATAACAAAGACTTAAGGTGGACCAAAGGTGATGATGTTGAAAAAGAACTTTATTTTTCATTCGAATCATACACAGCTAGAATTGATGATGGATGGAAACCAACGTCAACATGGTATGAACAAATGTGTATGGGTATGAACAATGATTCACGTATGATTGCGCAAGAGCTTGATGTGTCATTTATTGGTTCTGGGGGTAATGTAATTAGTGAAGAATATATTGATTTTCATGAAAAAAATAATGTGTTGGAACCTAAAATAACCATGGGTTTTGAAAATGAAATTTGGATATGGGAAGAACCTCAAGAAAACCATCAATACATTATGGGTTGTTTACCACCAGATGAAAAAGTGTTGACTAATAGAGGTTTGGTTAATATTCAAGATGTTTTAAGTAATGATAACTTAATATCTGAAAATGGTGATTACGTTAAAATAATCAACAAACAAATTTACCCTGTTGTTAATGAAGATATTTATGAAATTAGTGTTGATAATACTTTTAGAAAGACCAAGTTTACTAAAGAACACCCTATTTTAGTTAGTGACTCTAAATTAAATAGAAACTATAATAAAAAACATAAAAAATATAAATTTAATGAAAGATATTGGGATTTAGATTTTAAATACAAAAAAGTTAGTGACGTTAAAATTGATGATTGGATTAAAGTTCCTAACATATATAAAAAAGAAATAGAAATTAAAGACGTATGGGGTGATAATGTTAAAGGAAGAGAAGATTTTTGGTTAAAAAACCCTTTAAACGATAAAGATTTTTGGTGGTTTATTGGTATGTGGTTAGGTGATGGTTGGGTTGGTCATTATAACAACTATGATTATTCTATATCAGTATGTTTTAATAAAAATGAAATATATTATGTTGATAAATTATATGAAATTGTTGGGCGATTATTTGAAAGAAAACCAACCATTATAGAAAAAGATACAACATATGAAATTGTTTTTAACTCAAAAGAATTATATGGTTTTTTAATTAAAAATTTTGGTCAGTATTCTAATGGTAAAAAAATATCTGAATGGGTTAAATATATTTCTAAAGAAAATAAAATAGAATTAATAAAAGGTTATTTTGACAGTGATGGGTGTTGGCTTAAAATTATAAAAAAAGAAAAAGTTAATTCTAAAATTTCTTTTGTTAGCGTTAATTTAGAATTATTAGAATCAATTCAAGATATTATTTTTTCACTTGGTGTTATATCATGTTTAAATAAATTAAGAAACGCTAAAGAAACAATTATTTGTAATAAACTAACTCATCAAAAAAAAGCGTATAATTTAACACTAGGTAACCATGATAGTTTAGATTTGCTAAAATTATTAAATAATGATGATTTAGACCCTAAACTTAATAAATTTAATCTTAATCATTTTAGTGTAATTAATAATAGAACAATAAAATCATGTCATTTTGATGAAAATAAAGATTTTATTTATTTTAGAATTAAAAATATAGATAAATCAAAATATACTGGTAATGTTTACAATTTTGAATGTGATACTCATACATTTATGTGTCATCACATTACAACACATAATTGTGACGTTTCTAGAGGTGATGGTGAGGATAGTTCTACAATTGTTATAATCGATTTTACAACTATGGAACAAGTTATGGAATATCAAGGTAAGATTCAACCAGATTTATTGGCTCAAATAGTAGAAGAATACGGTAATTTGTATGAAGCTTATACTGTTGTCGATGTAACTGGTGGTATGGGTGTTTCAACTGTTCTTAAATTATTGGAATTTAATTATAAACGTTTGCATTATGATGATGCTAGTGGTAAGATATTATCTGCTAGACAAAGAGAATTAAACACTTATACGAAAAAAGATAAAATTCCAGGTTTTCATGCCACAAATGTTCGTGTCCCTATGATATCAAACTTGGAATATAAGATTAGAACCAACGCAATTAAAATTCGTTCTAGTCGTCTAACTTCTGAAATGAAAACATTCATATACAAAAATGGTAGACCAGACCACATGGAAGGTTACCACGATGACTTACTTATGTCGTTGGCTATGGGTTTATGGGTGATGGAACATTCATTTAAGAAACTTGAAAGACTTGAAAAACAAAACAAAGCAATATTGAATAGTTGGCTTAGTGGTGCTAACGCATCTAGTACACCAACTGTAAGAGAAAAAGACCCAGAGACTGGGGTTGTTTCACAAAAAATAAACACTACGCATACTGCATATAAAAATGTTCAAGACCCTAGGGGTCAGTATTCGTGGTTATTCGCTAAACCTAAATAAAATGGCTAACATATGTAAAAAAGTATTTTTTAGAAAAACTGGAGGATTTGATGTCTATAAATGGTGTCCAAGTATTCCTAATTACGACAAACAATTAAATAGTGGTAGAAAAAATAAATTAAAAAAAACCACACCTTATTTTTGCACAGCAACACCTAGCTCGCAAGGTATTGATTTTATTAATACCTACGTTTATAATACCATCTTAATCAATGGGGAACCTAGTAGATTAGCATACGTAGAATGTGATTATGTATCGTAACTATTTAATTTTTAAGATTTTTTAATATATTAAAATAAAAAGAAAACAAATTATGGCAAAAGAAAATTTAACTATATTTCAAAGGTTAAACAGAGTTGTTAACCCAAATTATAATCCACCACAAAAACAAACAACACAACGTTTTAATTTGGGTGGTGGTGAGTTGTTAAAAACAACTGACAAACAAGAATACGAAACAGCTAAATTACAAGCACAACAAAACAAATATTTACAAGGTACTTGGAAAAGAATTGAGAACGGTTTGTTTCAACAATCAATAAACTATGAAACAACTCGTGTTGGGTCTTACGCTGACTTTGAAGCAATGGAATTTTACCCAACAATTGCAGCCGCATTGGATGTTATGATGGAAGAATCTACCACGGTTAATGATAGAGGTAGAGTTCTTAATATATACTCAGACAGTAAACGAGTTAAAGGTATCCTAGAAGATTTATTTTTTAACAGATTAGACTTACACACTACATTACCAATGTGGACTAGAAATACATGTAAATACGGTGATAACTTTGTTTACTTGAATATCAACGATAGACAAGGTATTACTTCAGCAAAACAAATGCCTAACTACGAAATGGAACGTAGAGAAGCTGGGTTGTATGATTTGGTTAGTGGTAGAGAAGTAGAGTCTAGCGATGAAAGCAACAAAGATAGAGTTAAATTCTATTGGAGGGGTCGTGATATTGAATTTAATTCATGGCAAATTGCACATTTTCGTTTATTGGGTGATGATAGACGTTTACCTTACGGTACCAGTGTATTAGAAAAAGCTAGACGTATCTGGAAACAACTTATCCTATCTGAGGATTCAATGCTTGTTTATCGTGTAACTAGAGCGCCAGAAAGACGTGTATATAAAATATACGTTGGTAATATTGATGATGCTGATGTTGAACAATATGTTAACGCAATTGCTGATAGATTTAAGCGTATGCCAATCATTGACCCACAAACAGGTCAAATTGATTTGAGATACAATCAACTTTCGAATGACCAAGATTTCTTTATACCAGTTAGAGATGAAAGCGCACCAAACCCAATTGATACTTTACCAGGTGCGGCTAATTTAGACCAGATTGCTGATATTGAATACTTACAGAGTAATTTGTTTACTGCGTTGCGTGTACCAAAACCATTTTTAGGTTTTGATGAAGCATCTGGTGATGGTAAAAACCTTGCATTGCAAGATATACGTTTTTCTAGAACCATCAACCGTATTCAACAATCAATGTTACAAGAATTAAATAAAATAGCAATTGTTCATTTATTTATTCTTGGATTTGAAGATGATTTAGATAATTTCACACTTACTCTTCAAAACCCATCAACTCAAGCTGAAATGCTTAAGATTGAACATATGCAAACAAAAGTTTCTCTTGTTAAAGATTCAACTTCTGATATTGGTAGTGGTTTCAGTGTTATGTCTTGGACCAGAGCACATAGAGACATATTAGGTTGGTCTGATGATGAAATTAAACAAGACTTGTTAGAACAACGTATGGAAAAAGCAGCGGCCGCTGAATTACAAAACACTTCGGCTGTTATTAAACATACTGGTATGTTTGACGCTGTTGATAAAATATACGGTGATTACCAAGCCGCTCTTAAAGGAGCTCAAGGTGGCGAAGAAGCTGGTGGAGAAGCTGGTGGAGGCGGTGGAGGCGGTGGCTTCGGCGGTGGAGGTTTAGGTGGTGAAGACTTAGACTTTGGTGGTGAAGCTGGTGGTGAAGCTAGTGGTGAAGCTGATGCTGGTGCCGATGCTTT